TTTAGAAGCGATGTCTGAAGAAGAAATCCACGCTATCGATGAAGAACAATTGGATGAGTTGAGTAAGGCTACTCTTGGTAATTATATTAAGACATCGGCACATGTTGGGAAAGGATTGGCTCTTAAAAGTAATGATATTCAACATAACTTACAAAAAATACGAGATCTAGAGTTAACTGTTGATAACTCAAATGATTTAAGTGACGTTAGAAATGCAACATATCGTAAACTTTCAAAAATTGACGATAAAGCATGGAATCGTGAAAAGGGCATCAACAGAGCAGTCAAGAAATTAACCAAAGAAGATACAGTATCTTCACAAGTAGCATCGCTGCTTGAAGCTGAAGGTCTATCGGACGAATTTAAAGTTCAAGCAGTAACTATTTTTGAAGCTGCAGTAACTGACAGAGTTCTTACTATCGAGGAAGAACTAAAAGAAGAATTTGAAACACAATTGAGCGAAGCCAAGGCGGAACTCGATAATGATATTGATGGGTTTTTGAGTGAAGCTATCCACCAATGGAAGCAAGAGAACGAAGTAGCTATTAAGAGCAATTTCAAAACTCAGTTGGCAGAAAGTTTTATGGATGGTCTTATGTCTCTAATCAAAGAGCATAACATTGAACTGCCAGAGGGTAGCGAAGATGCGCTAGAGGTAGCCCTAGGTGAAGTCGATAAATTGACAGAGGAAGTTTCAGCCAAGGTAGCAGAAATGTCATCCTTGCAGGAACAAGTAAATGCGTTGAAGGGGGAGAAAATTCTAGAATCATTTAAATCAAAAATGACCACTACCGAGTTTGATCGCTTTGCACAACTCACAGAATCTGTCGCATTTAAAGATGAAGCCCAATACGAGAAACAATTAACCGTTGTTCTAGAGAATTTTGGTAAACGAACAGTGACACAACATGTCACCCCTGAGCCAGTAGTCGAAGTTGTAACTGAAGCAGTCCACAAGATTGTAACAGAGTCGCGCGACTCAAGCATGGATGTTTACACAAAATACCTAACAAAGAAATATTAATCTCAAAAACCCATGACAATCTGAAATTTCAAAAAGATTAAATATAAAGTAATTTATCTAAGGAATATAGAAATGACACAATTAACTATACAAGCCCTACTTGAAAAGTGGGCACCCGTTCTTGACGCTGATGGCGTTGAAGCAATCACCGATCGTCAGCGCCGTGAAACCACCGCAGTACTACTTGAGAACACCGAGCAAGACATCCGTCAAACTCGTCAAATGGTTGCCGAGGCATCCCCAGTTACCGGTACCAATGGTTATTCCAATGGCGTTGGTGGTGATGGTCTAGCTAAGTATGACCCAGTGTTGATCTCGATGGTTCGCCGCGCTGCCCCACAGATGATCGCATATGACATTTGCGGTGTTCAACCTTTGCGCCAACCTACCGGTTTGATCTTTGCACTCCGTTCAAAGTACGCTACCCAAGGTGGTGCTGAGGCATTGTTCAACGAAGCAGACACAGACTTCTCTGGTGCTGCATCTCCTGCACACGCTGGTACTGACCCAACTGCTGACTTCGTCGACCAAGACGCGGGTACTGCTGGTGACCAATTCGGTGCCTTCACTACTGGTACTGGTATGTCCACCCAGGACGGCGAAGCCCTAGGTGGTGGCGTTACTAGTTTTGGTGAAATGTCTTTCTCTGTTGAGCAAATGACCGTTACCGCCAAGACCCGCGCATTGAAGGCTGGTTACTCAGTTGAGTTTGCTCAAGACTTGAAGAACCTACACGGCCTTGACGCTGATGCTGAACTAAGCAACATTCTCTCTACCGAAATCCTCGGTGAAGTGAATCGTGAAGTTCTACGCACTATCTACGGTTGTGCTCGTATCGGTGCTCAGGATGCTACTAAAGCTGGCGTGTTTGACTTGCTCACTGACTCTGATGGTCGCTGGCTCGCAGAGCGCCATAAAGGTCTATTGTTCCAAATCGAGCGCGAAGCCAATCGCATCGCACAAGAAACACGTCGCGGTAAAGGTAACATCTTGGTTTGCTCCTCTGATGTTGCTTCTGCACTAGCGATGGCTGGTGTGCTTGATTACTCTCCAGCACTAGCTGGTGGTACCAATATGAATGTCGATGAGTCATCTGCAACATTCGCTGGTGTATTGAATAAGCGCTATCGCGTGTATGTTGATCCATATGCAGGTATGGCCGGTACGCAACAACAGTTCTTCATGGTTGGCTATAAAGGCGCTTCTGCATGGGATGCTGGTTTGTTCTATGCACCATATGTTCCATTGCAAATCGTTAAGACGACTGACCCAGAAACCTTCACCCCAAGAATGGCATATCGCATGCGTTATGGTATTTGCCGCCACCCGTTTTTCAACGGCGCAGGTAGAACCAATGCATACTACCGTTTGGCGGCGGTTCGCAACTTGATCTAAATAACTTTTAGTAATATAGTTTAAATTCTATATTACTACATAGTGTATAAGGCTACCATTTTGGTAGCCTTTTTTATTTTCTATATTATTTCATAATTTCTTTCTTACATTACCAAAATATGTACCATCTTTCCACCCAATATCATCACGTTCTTTCTTCCCGATATATACTCCATCTTTATCATATGCACAAGCCCAAGTTTGTTTAATTTTTGGTTTTGTCCTACCAGTATTTGCACCAAATATAATTATACCTCGTTCTGGGTCAGTTTTCAGTCGTTTGCCAACAAATATTCCATCTTTATCGTACGCGTTAAAATACTCTGATGTCGTACCCTTGGTAGAGTGTTCTTTGCCCTTTCTATTACCAAAGTATTCAGTTCCCCATTTAGGGTCAGATTTTAGAATATAACCAACAAACTCTCCATCAGAATCATATGCATTCGCAGATTCTTTAATTGATCCTTTGTCTGAGCGCGTACCACCTTGGTTTTGACCAAATATAGAAATTCCCCATCTTTCATCTGATGATAAAACTTTACCAATATAGTTTTTATCTATATCAAACGCAATAGCCCAGTCTTGAACTATACCTCTATATTTGTTTGCTTTATTTTTCAATATTCCAAAGTATTCAGTTCCCCATTTAGGGTCAGATTTTAATTTCTTACCTATATAAGCGCCGCATTTGTCGTATGCAACACACCAGTCTTGTGGCCTAGATATTCCTTTGCCGACCCCAAAAATAGTAATTCCTCTTTCAGGATCATCTTTAAATTTCTTACCCAGGCAATTTCCATCTATGTCATACCCAACAAACCAGTTTTGCTTAATACCTTTACGGTTAAATCCGTTATTTGTTGTATCGAATTCTTGGTCACCATTTGTTTTATTTAAAAATTTGGGTTCTCGCGAGCATTAATTCTCTTTAAAAATCTACTTTCCCATGCAGTACATGATTTATAATCTTCACCAAACGTGTTTCTAACTTCAACGATATCTGGGTGACCATAATCATCTATAAATTTAGAAACATTCTTTGATGAAGTAAAATAATCCTTCCAGAATGTTGACGGGCAACATCCCTTTGCGGTTTTCTTACCATAATACCAAGTATTATATTTCGTCCATCCTATGATGTATGTGTAACAGTTTCTAGACACTTTATAATTTCCTTTACTTATGTTTGACTATACAATGACTCACAACATATACAATACAAATGTTTTTGAATCTTGTGTACTCGTACCACAATTATAACATTAAATAGTAGTTTAAGGGATATATAAGTAAAGAAAATTTCCTAGCAATGTACGGCCACGATGAACATTTAGAACCGATGGTGAAGCACTTTGATCATCTTAATTATGATACTAGGTACAACATTGTCAATAACCCAACTTTATCTAGTGATCATATCAATAAAATTTTAGATTCAAATCATTCCTCGGCGAGGATAGATGTTCTGGACCAACCCAATATAAACAAGAAACATCTTAGCAAAGTAATAGGGTCTCATGATGAAACTTCAGAAGCCAAAGAAACTGCGCTTCGTCACCCATTAATTGACCATACTCATATTGACTTGGCACTAAACGATCACAGAACAGCAATCCATATGTTAGCGGTTAACCACGATAGTGCCAACAAAGATAATTTAGAGAAAGCATCCAAGCTTTCAGATTTCTCTGTCAAAGAAGGCGCTAAAAATAGATTGAAACAATTAGAGTTTAAAGACAAAAAGGTTGGCGGGTTCGATAAAGATGTTGACCCCAATATGCATAAATTATTTGAAGGAAAATAAATGAGTAAAAATAAATTCTTGGCAAAATATGGTGATAGTGAACATATTACTAAAGCATTAAATGATAAACACTATAATGTTCGTTATCATGCAGTTAGAAACCCTAATGCTACACATGAGCACATTAGTAAAGCGTTAAATGATGAAGATTATAGGGTTCGTTATTGTGCAGTCAGTAACCCCAATGCTACTCATGAGCACATTAGTAAAGCGTTAAATGATGAAGATTATGATGTTCGTAGTGGAGCAATTAGAAACCCTAATGCTACCCATGAACATATTACTAAAGCGTTAAATGATGAAGATTCTGAGGTTCGTTCAGCGGCACAGAAAAGACTTAATTCAAAGTAACACAAATTAAATAATAACCAAAGGAAACCACAATGTATACAAATAAACCCACGGAAATCTCAATCGCATATGTCATGCTTAACGAGTCGATTCTTTTAGAGGACCGCCTTCAATACCTAAAAGATAATACTAAAAAATTATCTACCGACCACGATACAACTGGTACACATAAAGAAACTGCTGATATCGTTCAACATCTAGCAGATCATGGCGACCCAACAAAGAATAAACAACATACCCAATTTGCAGTAGGTCTATACCGTAATAAAGCTATACGTCAAGAAGACGCACCCAGACTCAAAGAAGCACTATCCAATTTTGACAAATATAAAGGTAAGTTGAATCCTGAGGAGAAACAACTCACCACTAAAAATTATCCTTCAATTTCTCATATTGAAGATAAGATTGCACCACATTTGGGTACTATGGCTTCAAAGAAAGAAGCACAGAAAACTCTAGAACAACCCGGTCACAAACTTGTACATGAAGATGACAAAATCAAAATCTTTCATCTTTCGGATAAAGAGGCATCTAAGAACATCTACGGTGGCGGTCACCAGCGCGGCGGCACGGGTACATCATGGTGTACTGCGGCTAGGTCTGATGACAACATGTTTGATCACTATGCTAAACAAGGGAAGATGCACGTAGTTCATCGTAAATCTGATGGGGCCGTATTTCAGTATCATGCCGACTCTAATCAGTTTATGGACCATAAAGATAATGAAATTTCTCATGAAGATTTTAAATCGATTGCACCATCCTTACATAAGGCATGGAAAGAAAAACCTGAATTGATTGGTTAAAAATGAGTAGTAAAGAAATTTTCCTCGCTCAGTATGGTCATGATGAGCATTTAGATAAAGCAATAGATGACGTAGACCCCGAAGTTCGGCGAGCTGTCGTCAACAATCCTAATGCTACTAAAGAACATTTAGATAAAGGGATTAAGGATAATTATGTGTTTGTTCGGGAAGTTGCTACGAAAAATCCTAATGCTACTAAAGAACATTTAGATAAAGCGTTAAATGATAAACACTATAGTGTTCGTACAGCAGCAATTAGAAACCCCAATGCTACATATGAGCATATTACTAAAGCGTCAAATGATGAAGATTATAGGGTTCGTGCAGCAGCTCAGAAAAGATTAAATTCTACAGAAAAAGAGGCTACAAATGAGTAGTAAAGAAATTTTCCTCGCAAAATATGGTGATGCTGATCATATTCATCAAATACTAGACTCAGGTAGTTTGGGTGCTGGTGCCGCAGCAATCATCAAAAACCCTCACGTAACTTCTGGTCATCTAACGAAGGCACTAGATTCTGATTACATGCGCGTTCGTCGTGATGCAATCAACCATGAAAAAATATCTGATACCCATTTCAAGCAGGTCATGCGGGGCGATGACTATGGGTCACGAGAAATAAAACAACATGCAATGGCTCAAATACCAACAAACCCAAAAATCACTCACGGTGCGATAAAACATGCATTCGATAATGGGTCACTCGAAACGCGCGAGGTCATTGGTAAAAATACAAACCTCCCACGTGAACTAATGCATCATGTATTGAATAACTCTCATGACGAGGGTATTAATGCAGTAGTAAAGTCTAGGATTGCACACCGAAAAGAGATTGATTCTATGTTGGATTCTATCGCCGATGATCCATTGGTCAGGGGTGACAAATAAATGCAAACATATACAAATAACTTTTTACAGAACAACGGTTTCACATTTATCCTAGAACGTGTACCACAGACGGTGTTTAGGGTAACCGAGTGCTCACTACCTTCTATCTCAGTTCCCCCTGCACCTGCTGGGTATCCCGGTGCATCACAATTTTTCCCAGGTACCTTTACCGAGTTTTCAGACCTCACATTAACATTCCTCGTAGATGAGGATTTGAAGAACTATGAAGAAATTTATACATGGATGGTTAAGCAACGGTTTGCCCAAAATCAAGTTCCAAAAACTGACCTAGATGTACCATATGTATCTGATGGTGTTCTGACAACTATGACAAATTCGTCAAATCCCAATAGGGCATTCAATTTTAAGGGGATGTTCCCAATTGAACTAGGGTCGCTGAGTTTTGATACATCAGTTTCATCCCCCGAGCCTGTTAGATGTTCGGTAACTTTTAAATATTCATACTTTGAATTGGTACAAAAATGAGTAAAAATAATTTCCTAGCACAATATGGTGATTCAGACCATATTACTAAAGCATCAAATGATAAAGACTATGATGTTCGTTCTGCAGCAGTCAAAAACCCTAATGCTACACATGAGCATATTAGTAAAGCATTAAACGATAAAGATTCTAGTGTTCGTTATTATGCAGTCAAACACCCTAATGCTACACATGAGCATATTACTAAAGCGTTAAATGATGAAGATTATAGGGTTCGTAGAGCAGCAGCTAGTAATCCTAATGCTACTCATGAACATATTACTAAAGGGTTAAATGATAAAGATCGTTTTGTTCGTTATTCTGCAATCAATAATCTTAATGCTACACATGAGCATATTACTAAAGGGTTAAATGATGAAGATTCTGATGTTAGGAAGGGTGCGAGATTGGCACGGAAAAGATTAAATTCTAAGGAAAATAAATGAGTAAAAATAAATTCTTGGCAAATCCGGTGATGCTGATCATATTACTAAAGCATTAAATGACAAAGATTCTGCTGTTCGTTCAGTAGCAATTAGAAACCCTAATGTTACCCATGAGCATATTAGCAAAGCGGTAAATGATGAAAATTTCAGTATTCGTTATTCTGCAATCAATAATCTTAATGCTACCCATGAGCATATTAGTAAAGGGTTAAATGATGAACATCCTTATGTTCGTGAAGTAGCACGGAAAAGATTAAATTCTAAGGATTGCAAATGAGTAAAAATAACTTCCTAGCACAATATGGTGATTCAGGCCATATAGATAAAGCGTTAAATGATGAAGATTTCATTGTTCGGTGTTCTGCGGTTAGCAACTCTAATGCTACTCAAAGGTAACAAATAGCCCTAGGATTCACCAGAACCTCTTCAGCGGGGTTTATTTCATTTGGTAGTACGTTACTGTGTATTTTAATAATAATTGCTCATACGCGCTCTAATCTTAATTCATAATACTTCCAGACAGGAGAACGCCCCGTTGGATGATAACTATAGTTTTGAATTAATTAAGGTAACATAACGGTTTAAAGATAATGAATAGGGCGTAGCCCACCCCGAAGGGTACTTATATAATGGTTGAATTAGAATATATTATGGGTTACGTCAACCTATTAGGGTATCAGTTCTTGATATGTTCCGTATTCCAATAATGAATATTAGACCGTACTTGTATCGCAATCCATTAATACTGTTTTATACAGCTTGACCGAGTTATCGACTGAGTTTTTATCCAACCATTACTTGGTTGACACAGACTCCAACAAAATAGATAGGTATCTAATTTTGCAACTGTGTAGCGAGTATCATCCTTTTCAGGAAGTCGTTTCAGAGCTAGTGGATGGCTAGACTCTCCTGCGGGGCGTTCAATTAAACAGGTCGGTTGATAGGCATACAATGCTGGTTTCCTCCAGATTTTTGAGTAGAATATTTCTATCATTAAACTACCTCCCTATTTTGACACGATGCTAGGAGTTGGCGAACTATCATAAATAAGTGTCACGAACTTATGA